GATCTTAAAGATGCAGGAGCTACCGTCATGGCGATATTTGCCAGAGGGTGCAAATGCAAGAAATGTTCCGGTAGAAAGAAGAAGTGACACATGGCAAAAAGTCCTAAAGCATCAATGAGTTGTGGGCAGGTGAAGAAAAGCACCCGTCCAGGTAAGAAGATAATGAAGCTGTACTGCATAGATGGTAAGCGTAAGCTTGTCCATGCAGGAGCTACTGGCTACGGGCATAACTATTCTGATGCAGCCAGAAGATCTTTTAAGGCTAGACATAAGTGCAGCACAGCAAAACCAGGAACAGCTAAACACTTAGCCTGTACCGAGTTGTGGGCAGGCAAGGGTGGAAGTACTAAGAGTTCTCCTAAAAGCAGAAAAGGCAAATACTAGATGGCAAGGTACAGTTCATACGGAAATTTAGATAACCGGATTCAAGAGGATCTAGACCAAGGGTTCACAGGCTTTAACAATAAGTTAAGGCCAGATCAGTTGCGTCCAGGTATTTTGACTGAATCTAATAATGGCCGTATGGATTTGAACGGAGAGTGGCAACCAAGAAAAGGTATTGAGTTATTTTCATCTCCGTTTACTGCTGGCGTTTTTACATTGCCGTTTTATCTGTACGAATCAATTCCTGCTGTTAGTTCTTTTACTAGAGTTGGTGATCTTATTACTATAGATTTTGGAACTAATCCTCACGGGATAATAGATGGTACTGGGGTAAACATTAGTGGATTTGATTACACTGGGTTAATAAATCCTAATGGAAATTTTATTGCGACCCGAATAAGTGATTACGTTATTACTTACACCGTAACTGGATTAGATAGTAGTCCTACCGATGATGGACTAACTGTTACTGGCATGAAGCTAGACGCTACCGCTGGTAACTTTATTGAAGCTTCTTGCGAGTTCTCAGATCCTAATAATGATTCTGAATCCTATGTAGCTTGTGTAGCTACTAACAGCACTGTTCTAGTTAAGACTGCTGATTCAGGAGCTACTACTGTAACGCTTACTTATCCTGCTGGAGAAACTGTTCCTGAAGGAAGCACAGTAATTCAAGCCTTTAATAAGTTGTACATTTTCCGTAAAGGAGACATTGCAATGGAGTGGGATGGAGATATTTCTTCTCCTACATTTTCTCTTGTTAGCAACGGAGACTACAGTCAACCAAAGCAACTTACTCCAAATGATGTTGATATTGTTGATGGCAAAGCTACTGCTACTTTTGCTAACTTGGTAGCAATGAACGGTTTGAGTGTCGGGGATACTTTTACTATAGAAAGTGTAGGATCTCCTTCAACTTTTACAATAGGAGATCAATTTATTGTAGCCGAAAGAGATGATACTGCTTTTACTGTAGATTTTTACGTTCAATTATCTAATCAAAGCAATATTAGTGGAGTTGTTTTTCAGCAGCCAGTTTCTATTGGACTAGGATTTACGCACTCTCCTGCTCCTGCATTTGGAACGTATCATCAACGTAGATTGATTGTGCCGTATCAGTACGATGTAACAGGAACGTCTGGATCGGCTGTTATTACTAATCGAAATATTGTTGATGAAGTGCTGTTTTCGGATATACTGGATGCAGATACTTACGATAGAATTTACGGGCAGTTTAGATTTAATGCTGGTGCTGCTGATTTTATTGTAGGCTTTCATTCTTTTTCGGATGACAAGTTGGTTGTCTTTAATCGCAATAGTGTACATATTGTTGCCAACAGTTTAGACTTAGGAAGCTCAGTATCTCAGTTAATTACTAACGAGGTTGGTTGTTTAGCCAGGGATAGCATACAGCAGATAGGTAATAGTATGATATTTTTGTCCGACAATGGAGTTTATGGACTAGACTTTATTGATTTGTACAATCTTAGAGGACAAGATGTTCCACTGTCAGCTTCCATTGAAGGCACTATTAAGAGAATTAACAAGGAGTACGCAAGCAAAGCTAAGTCCGTTTATTTCAATAATAGGTACTACTTAGCTGTTCCACTTGATGATAGCACCACTAATAACGCTTTGCTTATTTACAATTTTCTTAACAAGCAATGGGAATCTATAGACAGCATAAACGACCCTGAATGGCAGTACAGTGAGTTAACTGTTGCTGGTGAAGGAGATAAGCGGTCAGTGTACGCAATAAACCGTAACGGTGGAGTTCATAGGTACGAATCTAGATCTGACGATAGGGATTTGTACATAGTTCAAGTAGATGGTACCGTTACTAATTCTCAAGTTTCCTCTTCAGTTATTACTAGGATGTTTAATCTTAATTCTTTAGATAGGAAAAAATGGAACAATTTTGACTTGCATATTCAGTCCAGTGAAGATAATACTTCAGATGGAGATTTGCAGGCAATCACAGAAAATATAGATGATATAATAGACCTAAGCAGCATTAGTGATCTTAATGGATCTCCTCTTGCTATTGACGAAGATGTCTCATTAAGGGGCAGATTCGGAAACAGAAGAGCTTACGGATTACAGTTTAAATTAACGACAACTAAGGGACGACCTAGATTAAGAGCATTAAAGGTAGCTGGAGCTACATCATTTAGAAGTTTAGATAAGGCAGAATAATGGCAGTACTTACAACAGGAAACACGTTTGCTAACGGAGATCAGGTAACAGCAAGTTCTTTAAACAATGCAGTTAATGATGCTGTGTTTGCTTCAGGAGCAGTAGACTCAATCTCTACTCAGTTGGCTGGCTCTGGGGCAATTATTGTTAAGGATCTAGGGATTGATACTGGCAAGATTGCTACTGGCGCAGTTACTACTGTTAAACTGGCATCGAACTCAGTTAGTACTGCTAAGATTATAGACAGCAATGTTACTAAGGCTAAGATAGAAAATTTTACTAACCTTACGGTTCTTGGCAATGTTTCTGGCAGTTCTGCTGCACCTGCTGAAGTAACTATTTTGGATGAGGATAACATGGTTTCTGACTCCGCTACTTCATTAGCTACCCAGCAAAGCATAAAGGCTTACGCTGATTCAAAGGTAGATGGAACTGGATCTGGAGCATTTACTACCCTCACGGCATCCGATGATGCTAACTTCGACTCAGGCACATTGTTTGTAGATGCGTCTACGAACTGCGTTGGTTTAGGGACCACTTCAGATATAAATACTCAAATTGGTGGTAATGCTAAACTAGGCGCTTACGATGCAAGCGGAGCTAGAATAGGCATTTGGGGCAATGGTGCCAGATGGTGGTACTTGCATGGTGAAGATTCTAACGCTTTACAAATTGGATATAGAGCATCTGGCAACACTGTTGATGGTGACGCTATAACCATTCTAACAGGTCCCCAAGTAGGAATTGGAACTACATCGCCTTCAGATACTCTTCATGTTGTAGGAACTGGAAGAATTACATCTGCGGTTATAACGCCTCTGCTAAAAAGTGGAGACGGTGCTGCCAATATCACGATTCAAGGTGGTAACTCGGGCGGCGCAAACATTGAGTTGTATGGAGAGAGTCATGCTTCATTTGCAAATAAATCCTTTTATGATGCAGAGACTCATTCATTTAGGACAGCAAACGGTTTGTCTACAAAACTTTTTATTGACAGCTCTGCTGGAAACGTAGGCATAGGGACTTCGTTGCCATCTGCTCCACTAGAAGTAACATCTACAACGGGTGGTGTAATACTGCCTAGGATGACTACTACGCAGATGAACGCTATCTCGTCCCCGACTAATGGCGAGATGATTTACAACACAAGCGTAAACAAGTTCTACGGGTACGCTAACGGATCTTGGGTGGCACTACACTAAAGTATAATGTATTTTCCACAGACAGATATAAACTACGGGATATACCCTCAAGTAGCGGTATTGGAAGGATAAGGATGCAAGAATACGAATACAACCAAGACGACGAAGACGAAGAAGACTACACCGAGGAGGAAGAGCAAGAAATCCTTGCTACCTTTGATGAGCTTGCTCTTGCTGGTCAACTTGATAGTGATAGAATTAGAAGGGTTCTTGGTGACTACGGTCTTTCTGAAGATGATTTTTCAATTCCTGAAGAATATATTCAAAAAGGTGATGATGCTTATGTTCCTCCAGAAACTGGAGATTCAAGTAATTACGATCCTACAGATTATTCTATTTACGAAACTGGACTTAATGTTGAAGATGGATCAATTATAGATGCCGATGTTTTTGGCAATGATTTAGGGGGTATTGATATGGAAGGAATTTATGGTGGATATGGCGGAACAAGGCCAACACAAGGAGGTGGCGATAGTCCATATGACAGAATGGGTCAAGGTGTTAGTCTTTTGGATCAAGTTGTACAGAATGGACTTACCCTTGGACAGATTTTAGATTCTCTTAGGAACCAAATAACGAACCAAGAAGGTCCACAAGGAGAGCAAGGTTTACAAGGAGAACAAGGCATCCAGGGTGAACGTGGAGAGCAAGGGCTTCAGGGTATCCAAGGCGAAAGAGGCGAACAAGGCTTGCAAGGCATTCAAGGAGAACGTGGGGAACAGGGACTGCAAGGACTACAAGGTATACAAGGTATCCAAGGACTGCAAGGACTGCAAGGACTGCAAGGTATCCAGGGTTTACAAGGATTGCAAGGTGAACGTGGCTTACAGGGCGAACAAGGTTTGCAAGGTTTACAAGGCTTGCAAGGGGAACAAGGTTTACAAGGCTTACAAGGAGAGCAAGGCTTGCAAGGTGAACGTGGAGAACGTGGTGAAAGAGGAGAAAGAGGAGCTACTGGAACATTCGATGTTTCAAACTTACAAGCCCTTTTACCTTATCTTACTCCTGATGAAATCCAAGCTTTTGAAGCAAGACAAGTTCCTGGCATATATCCAACAGCAATAGGATCTCTTCCTCAGGCTACATCATTTATTCAGTCTATGCTGGAGTTGGATCGGGCTGTGTCTCCTCAGCAAGCAGAGACTGCACTTGGTCTTTATCGCCAGATTACTGGTGGAGTACGTGAAGCCCAAAGCCCGTTGATGAAATCACTTGCTCGTAGGGCTGAGATGCAAGGAGTAGAAGCTGAAAGGCTTATGGGTCCGTTATCTTTCCTTCAGGCTCGCGATGCTACTCAAGCTGGTTATGGTCAAGCTGCTGCACTTGGCAGAACATTAGACCCTGCTCTTCGTGAACAGCAAGCAGGACGTTTGCGTGAAGAACAAAGGAATGTAAACTTGCAACTTGCAAGCAATCTTCTTGGTCAGCAAAGAGCTACTGCTGGATTGATGGCAGATATTGAGTCTGGTATTTATGGCAGAATGGCTCCTGATATTGGAGTAGATCCTGGACAAATCCTTGGAATTGCTGGAACTGATATTCAGAATGTTCTTGGTGAACAGGCTGCTAGACAGTACTCTGAAGCTATTAGAGAAGGCTCTCGAAGAGAACAGCAGGCAAAGTATCTTGAAACAGGTATTAGTTTACTTCCTAAAGATCCTCTTCAATTCATAAAAGATTTATTTTAATTATCATGGCACTTAAATCATCATCACCCCTTAATCTTGCTGCACTTCGCCAAGATTACTCTATGCTTCCTAAGATAGCTGCTGTTAAAGCTCAGTCTAGTCAGCAGTTGTTTAATGCCATTACTTCTGGCCTTGAAAAGCGGAAGGAAAGAATAGAGAAGAAAGAATTAAATGAAGCTGCCAAAAAAATGATTGAGCCTTTGCTGAGTAAGCCAGAGTTTCAAGCAAGGTTTGGTGTAAACGCAAATGTTGATGAGGTCTTAAAACTTATTGGTGATCCCAGAAAGGCTGTTCAACTAGCTAATGATGTTATTCAATCAGAGCGTGAATTTGAAGATCGTCAAAGAAGAATTGCTTTGGAATCGCAAAGACTCGCTCAAGGAGTACTTAATATTCAAGCTGCTGAAAGAAAGTTTGAGAGTGATAAGGCTTTTTCTAGTGCTATTATTGGCTTATCTAAAGACAAGGATTATCAACTTACCGCAGAGCAAGCTAACTTGATGGCCCCAAATCAGATTCAGGATTTTCTTGATATTAAAACGGAGCAAACTCCTGATAAAATTGGAACAATAGACTTAGGCAATGGAGCTTATGCCATTACTTCAAACGGACAATACAAGGGAATGTACACTGTTCCTCAAGATCCAAAGAATCCACTTACTGCTGAGTTAAGTAATGTACAAGGTAGGCTAAAATACTTCAAAGAAGCTGCGGATCTTGTAAAAGCAGGTGATATAGGTGGAGCTGTTCAAATGCTTAATGCCTTAAATATTAAAGCAGGTGGCGAACCACTTAGCACTGAAGATCCTGAAACTGTAAGATCTATTGTTGGTCTTGAAGTTGAAAATCTTCAAACAGGAGCAGAAGGGGCTGGTGGAGAGACTGGTGAAAAACAAATTCAAATACTTCAAATAGACGGTAAGGATGTTTCAGGTCAAGAAAAACCAGAGCCAGAACCAGAGCCTGCTGTTAAACAGACTTCTTCCACTTCAGAACCAAAACA